CAATATGTTCCTGCAGGGCACTCTATAACAGTTCCTCCATTGCAATACGAGCCAGTGGGGCAAGGGAGGCATTGAGATTGATTTGTAATGAGGCCAATACCATATGTTCCTGGTGCGCATGGAGTGCAGACACTGCTTGATCTTGCTCCTCGAGTCCCACTGAATGTTCCGAGGGGGCATGTGTTGTACATTGTCATTCCATCCGAAGGGCAGTATGTTGATGCGGGGCAGGGGATGCACGCGTTAGATGTTGTTGCGCCAGTACTGGGATTATACGTACCCTTGTTACATGCAGTGTATTTTTTTGAACCGGTTGTATCAACATAACAGCCGGCAGGTGCTTTGATACATTCTTTGGCGGAAATATTTGGGTTGTATGTACCAATGGGGCATGGAATCGCGGAAACGGAATTCTCGGGGCAGTAAGTACCGGCAGGACACGGGGCAAGAATAGTTGTGCTGAATCCCTCTATTTTACTTGTAAACTCTTCAACAGTTTGGAGGAAATATCCTTCGGGAATTCTTTCTGTGCAACTGGTCACTGCAAATGAGCCAGGTGGGCTGTATGTTTTTGGAGGACAAGGTACGGGCGTATCAATAGTTCCAGAAGGACAATAATAGCCTGCGGGGCATATAGTAGGTATTGCCTTTGTCTGACTGCAAACAAATCCTGCAGGGCATGTGCGATATCCTGCCACCCCTTTTTCGTCATAAAACATACTACCTCCTGCAAGATTTGTTGTCATTGACACAATGTTATTCATGGTCTTACTCATATCAAAAACATAATCTTCAGTCGTTTGCAGCTTCGTCTTATATTCGCTTGTTGCAATAAGTTGTTTTGAAATATATTTAATAGTCTCTGGAGAAACATAATAGCTGGAGAGTTCTGCGAGTTTTTCGGAGAGCTGCTGTGTATCAATAAAGCCTAGATTATTTATATATGAATCTGAAAATACAGTGTCAATGGTTGGTATGCTATTGTTAGTGGGGAGTGAACATTCGATTGCCTTGTATGCCTGAAGAACAGTTGAGAGGGCGTTTTGCACTTTTGTCCCATTGTCGACGATTGATTCGTTTACTGCGTCGTATTCGTGAAGTAGAGGAAATACTGTTTCATCTTGACTGGCGAGTTTTATGCATGCTGCAGAAGAACCGCAGTTGGACCCTACGGATTTTTGCAGAGCGCGATTTTCCGCGTGAAGTTTTTCGGCGGTGATTTCCGTTCCGCTTAAATCGACCATTTGCCCGTTTAGACCCTGTGTCTTTGCATAAAGTGACATGGCGATACTATTGAGTTGATTGCATGAATTTTGCTTCGGGTCCCTGGAAAAAGAGGTTTTAGCCGCCTGGTCTGAGACATTTGCCACCAATTCATCTTGCAGTGTATCAAAATTATTCAAGAGGGCGTACCTGGCGGCGACAGCGTCATAATTGTATTTTGCAAGGGCATATATGGAAATATAATTGGAAAAAGTCAATTGTAGTTTATCGGATGAACTAGGAGTTGAGACGAGACTTATAAGTTTTAAAATGTTAGATGTGTTCGTAGAAGCTGCATTGGCCGTACTAAATGTATTTCTGCGACCAGTGGATTGTTGAATACTAACTATACTCCAAAAATTCGCCTGCGTAACATCTTTGCTGGCGGGCGGCGGAAGTACATAGGAGCCGCTTGACGAACCCATTTGAAATCCGTCCTTATGTCGAGTCGCCATGACGACTATACCGGCTGCGAGTATGGTACTGAGTACCAATACTCCTAGACGATAATAAAGCATTAATAACTATTGTTGTAGGTGAAAAAATATAGTGCAAGTATTTACTCGCAGTTAAATCTTGATTGGGTTATTATTAACACGAGAGGAGGGGCGCGTTGCATCATACGAAAAAAGGTTGGGAAGGAAAATCCTTGTATTAGGAGCCGCCTCGAAGAAATAGGATTTTGCTTTTGTAACAGGGTTTTCTGTCACTATAATATCCTCGGGAAAGTATTCTACAGCGGAAGTCAATGTTTTAGGCAGTGTAAAGTTTGCTCGTACAAATGTTTCTACGTCTGTTTCTCCCAATGCATCCTTAAAAATAGTATATTCGCATGAAAGGGGGGAACTTTGGAATGTCTGGGCAATAGTATTATATATTGAGCCCTTCGTATCAGCCCGTTTAATTGCAGCAAGCATTGCTGACACGACTGTGGGGTCCCTACAATCAACGGAAATGGCAGGGCCTCGGAATATGGGATTCAGGATGGTTGCATCAGAAATAATCCCTATTGCATTTGAACTAATATCATAAATCTGCTTTGAATCCGGAGAAATAGAAATAGTAGTTGCGCTGCCGCTGCCGCTGCCACCTGTCTTTGTAAATACAAAGCGGGCTGCATTAATACCTGTCCCTGTGTTGTTCCCCGTTGCATCGATAATATAGTCTGCGTATTGGTCATATTTCTCTTCAAAGAGGAGGTCGCAGGAGTTGGGGGAGGATGGACCGGCCTTTAGGATCTGAATAATACTCTTTTTCTGTACGCTAAACTGTTTTGTGGGAGAGGGTGAATGCAGGATATTATAGGCGGTCATCATCTCCCGTAGCATCGCGGGGTCACTACATTTATTTGTGGTTTCAAGAATGGTTTTAGATAAAGAAATTGTATCGCGGATTTCTCCAAGCAGCCTGCCTGATTCTATGATGCTTTGTGTTGCTGGTACGAGGGGGCTCGTGGCAGTAGTTGGAAGAATAGAATTCCACACTGACTTTAGGGAACCAATAACACTATTGAAGGTAAAGACGCCACCAGATGTATCTGGGGCGGAGAAGGCTGGTGAGTCTTTCTGAATATATACGGGTTTAACCATTTTGTTTGACGACATTAATGTGAAGCTGCATTGCGGTATAGGTACGACATTAATAGTCTGTTTACAGGCGTCAGTGGGAAGGGATGCGGAAAACACGGGGGGGTATGTTCCATCTGTTGCGTTCGATTCATTAGAGGGTTGGTTTTCAAAGATCTGCAGATTTATTCCAACTATACCACCAGGAGTGCGATCAGAATCACTACGTCCTACAAAAATAATTTGATATATTTCCATATTTTCACCAAGGTCCACTTGAAAGAAAGTTTCGGGGTCATTGTCTGCGGCAATAAAAAGAGGAGGGGCAAGATTTGTATTTATATAAGCTTGAGGAGTCTGTGTTCCATCCACCACGGCTTGTGCACCGATTGGATTGTAGGCAAGGGAAATAATACCATTGAAAAAGGAGACGGTCTGGCGGAGCGCATTATTCCTATATGATATACAACTGCAGTTCAGCATTGGAGCAGGGCACGTGGAACCACATGCAGTTCTGTCGTATGTGTAAACGAGTAACTTTGATATTTCGAGGACTGTTCCGTTGGTAAAACTGGGAGTTACGACAATAAATCTGCCTAGAACATTCGTAGGAGGTCTTACAATATTGGATTGCAGAGTCATTGTTACATATTCGCGGCTAATCGATTGGGCTGTACGCTGACTTCCCTTGCTGCCCTTCCATCCTCCGCTTTGGTCTGAATCTACAAGTTCTACGTGATATTCGCAAGAAGGGGCGGAATCCGCAGTCCCTGATGAGGCAGTAGTTCCATTGAAGACGCTTAAGATTTTGGAGTTAGAATTTTGCGCGTTATATTGTTGTACAAGGCTGTCTATGATAGGTTTATCCTCGCATTTGTAGGGACAGTCGGGTGCTCCCAGATACTTTGCAGTGCTGATTGGTCTTGGAATATTGATGGGTCCAGATACGGGAAACATTGGAACATTTGTCGCACTACTATAAACATTTACTGTTTGGATAGGGTCATCAGTTGGCAGTACATATTCGAAAATAGGAACTTCATCTGTAGTATTATTATATAGAAACTGGACTCTTACACCATAGTTTCTGTAGATAGTTGCTGCGGCAGTGGCAGTTTTTGCTGCATCGCGCGCAGTTGATTCTGCATTAGTTGCAGTAACTGCAGTAGAAATTAGTTGAGAAGGGGGGGGAGGGAGATTTCTGCCTCCTGCGCCGCTATTATAGTTCATTTTAGAGAAACTATCTAAAGCTAAACCGTCTCTAATATTGCGTACCTCGTCATTAATTGGATTTACAATAGATTCTTTTAGATTATCAAGCCAGGCGGTTACAGGGTGCGCGGTATTTGCACTTGCAACTGCTGCGCTTGATGCGGTTATTGCAGCATTTGCTGCCTCGATTGCTTCGTTTTTAGCAGTAACTAAGGCACGTGCATTTGTAGGCCAAGTCTCATTACCAATCAAAAGCAAAGGAATTGATGAACCATAATATACAACATGTGATATTGCTACGTTTTCTTCGAGGTCGATTTCTAGATATTCACTATCGTTAGATTGGTATTTACTAGTGCTTCCGCTTCCAGTCAACTTGCTGCCGCTGTTTACTGCATTTCCAGATTGCCATACTTGTTGCAGCTTATTACCAAGATGTATATTTCCATTTATTACTGATATGGCGGGAAGGGCTCCAGTTTGTGTTGAAGTTGCATTAACTTTTTTATTAAAGGAAACTAGATTGCCGCTCGTATCGTATACTCTTATTTGTGTAATATTCAAAAGTCCATCTCCTCCTAATAGGGAGGGTCTTATGCGAATAAAGCGGACTGATAAATCTGATGTATAGGTTAGTCTACGTGTAGGATATATTGTAGTATTTGAAGAAGGATCGATAAAGGATCTTACAGCGAATCCTGGGTCGGCCACGTTAGTGTTAAATGAATTTTTCCCGGTTTTAACCATTTTATAAGTGCATGTCGAATAGTCATTTATAGTTACTGGTACGATTACCTCTTTATCTATGAGAGTCTCTGATTCTAGATTTGTAACGGGGTCATAATCGACTTCTTTCCACTTATAGTAACAACCTTGTGAGTCTGGTTTTAGCCCCCGCGGTTCAATCAACATTATTTGTTTTATATGTTTTAGGGGGCTGACAAGGTGATAATAATTCACCATGTCGCGCAGAACGTATTTATATGTACAGTATTCAGAAGGGACATAGGATGCTCTGCACCATTCTATATTAGGTTCATAGCCTTGAGACAATTCGTAAATAGGACCTTGGTCTACTGTCCACCAATCATTCGTACTCATTACATGATAAATATTATTTTGGCCTAGAACAAACTGGCCACTCTGTCCATTTACTTGGTTTGGTGGTATATGATATTGCTGCAGTTTATTAAGAGCAGCTTCTGCATAACTTTGTGCTACACCGTATGCAACCATAAATGCTACGCCTGCCAATTCTTGGGCTGCATTGCCCATGCCCGCTTGTGCTGCTGCGGAAACCACTGCCGCCTGACCAGCCATCATACCTATAAATGCGCCAAGTCCAAACGTTACTTGAAGGGTTGTTTGTAATGAGTTTTTTGCGAATGCTGCGGGGTCAACAATACTTGCTTCACGCTGATTTTCAACCCATGTTTTTGCAGAAGGCTTGCCCAATTGGTCGCGATTTCCACGTGAAAGTGGTGACAATCCTACAGGAATATTGATATAAAAGTCTGTAGACTTTACCATGGCGGAGGATGCAGTATAATCACCCATTGTGCAAGCAGTTACGGTAAAGACGCCCTGGGGGTCTGCTGGGTCATGAACAAAGTAGAATCGCCTGAAACAAAAGGGGCAGCCCTTCCATCCGGTTTTATCCATGCTATAAGAGTCAGCGCAACCTCGCGTGCTTGAATAGCGCCCTCCTGTTACGAGATCAAAAGATACGAAGATAATCTCGCATATGACATCGCAGGACATTTCGGAAGAAGCAATAACGCTATAGAACTTCGTGATATATTGCACGGACATGGTGGTATTTCCAGAATTATCAACCGACGTAGTAGGGTGCGTGAAAGAATTGTCATAATAAAACTGGGCCATGCGGTCCAACATGATTGGGCTTGAAAAATCGCAATAGGGGAATTTGATTTCGCTCAATGTCATAGTGGGTTTGTAGGGTTGGTGCTGTACAATATTTCTGGCAGTTGCGAATATGATTTGCCGTGCCTGTGTTTCAACAGTACTTATACAGCTTGCACCAGTACGTTTAAAAGTAAATGCAGTTTTATTGCAAGTATCAAGGGGCTTTGCTGGTGGCTCTCTACAAATAGGATAGCACAAATCTTCAATGGGCTCGTTGGTTATATTATTTTTGAGAACTTCATATCCGACGGGGCAGGTAATACGTTGTCTATACGATTTACCTGGAATAGGTGTAACAACATAATTCCCATTACTATCTTTACACTTATATTCTGTCTGTATCTTTTTATTATAGCCATATACAGGGTCCCATATCGACGAAGAAACATAAGTTATTGTTCCCCCCGTACAGTCAGTGCTTGTTCCAGAGATGGTTATACAATTTGTACCATCATCTCGTTGACCAGGATCACACTCTGTTAGGGTAGGAATTATTGGAGTAATGGGATATACCGTACTTTCACAGGATTTTCCGTCTGAACTTGGCGTAGTTCCCATTGGGCACTCTTGTACATATAGCAGTTGATTCAATGGGTTCCGTGCCATACCACTTCCAGCATTGTTAGGAATCGATGTGGCCCCCGTTGGAATGGTCCCACTTGCCCATTGCGCAATATCACTTGTATTTGTGCTTGTGGCTAAATCTGAATTCGCAAACGTAGTAAAACAGGGAGGAGGAGGGTCTACCATGGTATAATATAGGGAGGGTTCCGGTGATTGAGAACTGTGTGAAGTGAGCCAATCAGCATGATATGTTAAAGATAATGTCCTATCAATCATGAAAGTAGGTGTTTTTGGAGGATGTTTTAGTACCATTTGCCAGTTGTCTTTTTTAAAGCACAAGTATACTTGAAATACTGATTCTAACATAGCAAATCCTGGTACAAAAATACCTAGTACTGCCTGCACTTGTGGGGATATATACTCGTGTAACTCTTGAAATCCTTCGGGGCAAACACCTCCTGTTTTATGTGCAATACTTACAAGGATTGGTACAATAGTTTGAGCAATTAAAGTAATAATCATCAAGTTATTAAAAGTAAACAGTACTAGAGAGCTTGTTACATATAATGCAGAACATATAGCAAATCCGGTTCCAGCTGTTACTACATTCACTATGGGTATTGCAGCAGTTAATTTGTTTGCCACTGCTGCTGCTTCTATACATAATCGTGCTGGGAGCATAACCATGTGATAAAGTGGCCTCTTTGCTCTATCCATCTGGACTTTCGCTTCAATCAAATCGTCGAGTAATGCAGCAACTCTATTTTCGGAGTTTGAAAGAGTTTTTTGTATAACTTTTTCTCCAAATGCACTTGCAAGATTCTGCCCGATTTTACCGGCAACATATCTCACTGGATATGTTGTTATGGAAGCGGCTTTGTATAGCCCGCGACCAACTGACTCCATTAACTTTTGGTTCATCATCATATTTTGTGCAACAGCTGATGCAACTCCGTCTACACCCACTTGAAGTGTCCATCCCCAGCCAGAATGTGTTGTTTGCACTCCTAACATTGGGGATGCGTAACAATAGGGGATTGAGTTAGGATCGCAATTGGGGGGCGAAGGTTGTTGAATCAAATTCATAATGTAATTTTTTAGAAAAATGCTTTTTGATGCTTCTGGATGAATTTTCCCCCATGTACATGTGGACGGGTCAGGATTACCCTCTGAATTGTCCTGGTCCCATGGAATACTCGGATTTAATGGGTCAAAATCAGCAAGACTCATTCCTGCATTTGAATTGGCGGGTGGCGGGAGTATAGGAGGAATCGTTTTAATCAGGTTCATTATAGCAACAATCTCGGATTCCCAATACTCATCATATGGTTTGTCAAGGGGTGTAGTAGGCCAGATTAAACTGGTACGATTGGCAGCACGCGACTGACTTCCTAAGGAAGGGCCCCATATAACAGAACTACCTTCTTCTGCTTTGATATTCCCATATATTGTCTGGTAAGTTGAGTTAGTAAGGACGATTGCATTAAGATTTACCGTGCTTTCAACCTGAAACCCTTCTTTTGGGTCACTCGGGGCCTTCTTATAATAACACAGATAGACAAAAAAACATCCTATAAGTAATATTAATAAAAATAGCGGAATAATGACTCCCCAATCTACAGGCATATAGTGCCACCCTCTACTATGGGTCGCAGTAAATCTTATAGAGAATACCGCATACGCAGATGGCGGTAGACAGTTCATTACACTGGAATTAAATTGGATGCTCCGAAACGATCCTGCAGATTACCGTTATGTCCAGTCCATTCATTAGTATTTACATTATAATCCCACCAATAGGTATATATTTCGTTAGGTCGACTGAGGGGGGCTTTACAAACTCTTGATCTAACGATATCATATACGCGATTATTAATAAGATATTCATTTGAAAGCCTGAATCGTTTTTCTTCGCATGAATAATTATTATTTGGAACCTGTGTTCCAGCTGGACAATCTGCCCCTTCAACACATGGAGTGGGCGTACTTGCTTCAGAAGTAGAGAGTCTTCCACCTAAACAATAAGTTCCAATAGGGCACATTGTTTTATTACCATTTGTACAATAATAGCCGACAGGACATACACTCGAAGTGCAGGCCGATACATTGGAACTCCCACTATTGCTATAAGTTCCATCGGGACATGGGACGGGATTTATTACTCCGTATGGGCAGTAAAAACCGGGTGGGCATGGGGTCTTACAGTAAGTATAACCATACTGGTTCGTTTTTAAACCTGGCTCATTCTGGAATCCAGCGGGGCAATATGGAATACAGTCATCTTTATTCGTTGTATTACCGGTAGTTAAGCCAGCACTATATTTATCAGCTGCGCAAAAACTAATAGGGGATGCCATTGCGTTGTCTGGGCAATATGTGTCGCGCGGGCATACTAAAGGAGTTTTAGAACCGCTAGGGCAGTAAGTCCCAGCGAGGCACATACTGCACTCTTTCGTACGAGGTTGACTGGAATAATATCCACCAGGACATGGTTTACACATAAAACCATTTGTATTACCAACTGTTTCACTATATGTTCCAGCATTACATGGAATAGGTGCATTTTGGCCAGGAGGGCAAAAATGCCCAGAAGGACATTGTATTTTTTCTATTGCCCCACCAGGCTGAATCTTACATAATAGGGGATTTAATGTATTATTTGGGCAGTAATAGCCTGCATCACACATTGAGCACATACTCACGTTCGATGCACCAGTATTTGAAACAAAACCAGGGGGGCACGCGTATATATTTGTACCACCCTGACAAAAATAACCAGAAGGGCAGGGTATTGGTTTATCTGTTCCACTACTGCATATTTTTCCAGGGGGGCATGATGTGCATCCATTTGGTGATATAAGATTTATAATAGGGTTGTATGTTCCTTCAGGACATGGTAAAGGAAAAGTTGAATCCGCAGGGCAATAGTGGCCTACAGGGCACGAAAAGCATTTTCTATCTCTTAAAAATGTACCTGGATTACACTTATCATTATATGCTACGCCTATTGTTAAAGGTATTGGTGGGGCATATAAAGAGGGAAACATATACCCCCCAAGAACACTTGCTTCATTAAATGTACCATCTGATGCTAATGTTATGGCACTTTGCCCCATGTAATTACCAAGTAATATTCTATCAGTACTCGGCTTTTTAGCTAGAACATACGGACCAGTTGTTTTTAAACAGTTACTTAAATAAACTGGAGTTCCCTCCTCTATACCTGTAGGCAAATTCCCATCAATATCTTGCATAAGTATATACCGATATCCAGTATATACATCAACTTGAACAATACTATTTGAACTTGCCCTTTTTACAGGAACATTTGCCCTTCCAAGCGGAGGTGACCAATAGACTTTGACGTTATTTAGAGTACTTGCATTATTTCTTGCAGTTGTAGTCAATATTGTACCAGATGAATTAATGTTACTAACATAGTATGGCCCAATGTACGAGATAGGGTAATCTCCTAAATATATAATAGAGCCTACATTGATGACACCAGTTGCAGATTTAGATATACTTATTTCTTGAGTATTTATAGTCATACTTCCAGTAACAATATCTGCGGGAAGTACCGTGGGAAGTAGCTCGCTACTTGGAGTAATAGGGGTAGTTATACTTGAGCCAAATGTATTTGCAATAATTTGTGAACCTGATTGGGGAATAGAGTTTGATTCATTGCATCCAGTTTGTAAATATGAAATATTCAATGAACAGAGTTGTGCCTGCGCATCTTGCAGACTTGTAGATTGAAAATTTTGAAAAAATGTTACTGCCATATTTTTTAATGATGAAATCTGTATTTTTAATACTGGACAATCTTCGATAGTATGTGTTTCCACGCTATAATTACCAATATTAACACCTGAACCAAGGGTGTTCGTCGAGCCAGGAACACAGTTCGTTAAATCGTATGCCGCACCGCTTCCAGAAGCACCTGGATTAAGCGGTATACTGGAACCAGAGCCAGAGCCAGAGCCAGGATTCGTAGCAGGCGTATCTTGAAATGCCTCTTTATCACGCTTTGCCAAGTGGAATAGAAGAAGAACACCGAGTACGAGTATGAATATACTATGTATCCATACTGATACTCCAAATAGCTTTATCATCACAGAATCTAACCTGAATAATGGTTAGTTGTTAAATTCAATCAAATATACCGTCAGACTCTTCATTTCGGAATACTACACGCCAGATTCTTCATTTCTGCTACTAAATTAGTCCGGGAAGTCATACCAATTTCATAGGGATTTATTATATTTGCTAAAGTTGCGCTTCCAGAATTTATTGAGCTTCTCAGTGCCGCGATTTGACTCTCAAGTGTGGGACAGCTTGCTATAGTAGGTTTGTTAGAACCACATAAAACATTATAGATGCCCTGTAGTGTAGCCTGCATGTTTGCCAAACGTACGCTCGATTTTTGCGCGACACTTCCCGAAGTTTGAAGAATTGTCAGGTTATTACTTAGGTCGATATAGGCAGCAGAAAGGTTGTCACAGGTGAGCTGGGAATTAATCTGTTCCTTTGTGGCAGTTGTGGTATTTGTCGCAGTATCTCCTCCACTTAAGTATTCAGATGCATCCTGGCAGACATATACCGTAGAACCGCTGCTGTCAGCATGACAGATAATATCTTCTGGGCCGACATAAGAATAAGAAATATTCGGATTTGTAACATTCGGGTCTTTAAAAGCACAAGTAGGACCATCATCATTGCATGGCGGGCTTAGGAGGAGATATGCGAAATCTTTACTCTCGCATAACCATTTATTAATATCCTTGCCTGATTTCTTGCCACCAGGCGTTTTGTTACAGTTAATAATTTGGAAACCCATTATTGTTGGAAGATTGGGGAGAACCACCGCTACGGGGTCACAGTAGGTGCCATTTTCGATAGTTCCTGGTTTACACCCATATAAGCAGACAGACCCATCGAGCGTTAGACTGGGGTTTGTACAGGAATATGTGGGAGAAACATAGGGTCGCGAAATAGTCTTATAAGTACAGCTTGCCCCATTATCTATTTGCAACGTATTGCATTGACTGTAGCAGAGATTGTCAACTGAATTGTATGACGTATTCGCACTACATTGACTGCCAATCTCAGGTATATATTCTGCAGGAATCTTATCTTGCATTATTGTAACAGTAGTGATGGATTCACATGCAGCACCCCATAATATATATTTGCCAAGTTCCGAGTTTATATGCATTTGTACGGGAAGCGTTTTTGAAAAATCTGTACTACATTTTCCAACACAAATACCAGAAGGATACACACTTCCAACATCTGCAATATTTAATCTTCTATCAAAAGCTCCAGTATCGTGAGTATATTTAACAGTGGGAATACCATTCGGTTTGAATTGAGAGAGTGAAGATAAATAGCTGCTTGCTTGCTGTATACCATCTGTAATTTGTTGAACTAGTGTCGTCCTTGCCTTTTGTGATTCAGTTAAAGGCGGTGGGTCTGGGGGCAGGCCTCTAGGCCCATAAACTTCATCTATTACTGCGGTAGTATTACTTGGAGTGGTGGATGGATTGTTCCTTGAAGGTGGTTCTATGTAATCATCTGCAAATGCAGATGGAATGGGAGTTGCAATCTTATTCCCTAAAGAGTTTCTTGTATATGCGACCGCTTGACCCCTATAAATTCCGTACTTTTCATCAGTCTGTATTTCTGGTGTTAATAAACCCGCTCCGTAAAATGTATCATGTTTTGATAAACATGACGCGCAAGCATTATTATATTCAAATACTCCTGGTGTATTATCACCATTTGAATCAAAACAGCCTATTTTAGCAGGCATTCTTAAAGGCAATCGTACTAAATGACCTGGTATAGATGGAAGGGCATAATTGTAGGAACTATTTGTACTATATATTCCTTCAATATTTTGATTGAAGACAGTCGTATTTGTCCAGCATCTCTGTTCACCTCCGCGACCAGGGACACTTATTCTACCAGTACAGCAATAGGTGAATGTGTCTATATTACCTGGAATATCACAGCTGATGTTGTTGGCACCAATATTACTAGCCCATTGATTATTGCACATAGTATTACAGCTCCAAAGCCGATTCAAGTTTCGAGGAAGATAACACGACATTGTAGTTGGGTCATACTTATACACTAATAAATCTGACCGGTCTCCATTATTACTAGAAGTATATGAAGGGCACATTGAAACATTGATAGATTCCTTTTTTACACATATGTAGCCAGCTACATTCGGAAATACTTGTTGTGTACTACTATTTTTATATGAATACTGGAATCCTCCTATTCTTGTATTTATAGGAACTAAACTACTTCCAGCAAAACCACTACATGTAATATATTGTGTTAAGTCAGTTGGGTCTGCAATCCACCTTGTATTTATTATTTTACCACTTTCATCTGTTATATTTCCTGGTGGTAAAACCACCTTTGAACGAATAATTTGGGGCGTAGTGATAGATCTATTATTAATAGTACGGACATCTACAACACACGCACCATTGCGCTGTGGGACAGATTGAACGCCAGCGACCATTGGACATAAATCATAACATGTATTCGATGGGGGGGCATCTATTTGGGAATTGCCCGCTCCAAAGTTGAATGTTACTGTTTGTGTAGTATTGGGACCTAATATACGCTGCACCAAAGGCACTGTAGTATTATTATTTCCAGTTAAAATCTCTAATCTTGTTCCAGCCATTTGTTGCATTGTATTATCTGATGTGCCACTTGATGTGCCACTTGATGTGCCACTTGATGTATTTGAACAACCAGTGATAGAGACAGATTTTATAAAGTTTAGTGAACCTAGATCAACTTCCCAATATGTTTTTGCCGTGCGATTTGTTTGCCCTCCATCCGTATCTTTATCAAATGTGGTTCCCGATTTAAATTGACATCCTCCTACTATTGGCCCAGTCATACAAAGCCCATCCGTAGAGAATGCCGTACCAGATGATGACAAATTTACTAGGTTCGTTTCTCTATTGCCAGATTTATCAATCTTGTATCCCATCACAGTCACATTTTGCAGGCACAGTTTATTATTTGAATTACTTTGCGTAGGTCTAATACGCACATACCTGCCCTCCAATGCCCCATTGTTTGCATCGCATGGCTTATATGATGCAGGTGTAAATGCCGTACTCGGTTCTGTTTTAAGCTTATCTAAGGTTGCACCAAGACACTGTTGATTATTCGCTGGGTCCTCCGTGTAATTCGGAAAAGTCGAACCACCCTGCGTGGTTGTTTGGGCTGAACATGGATTGAAACATGTATTATTTATCAGAGTCGTCCCAGCTGGACAAGTTGCTTTCGCAGGAATGTTCTGCCTTAAATAAGGACACATATTCCCCAGACCTTCCTTGCCATTTGGGCACGGTTGATAGCAATAGTTTCCAATCAATGTCTCAGATAAATTACAGGTTTTTACACCAACATCAATAAATCGTTTGCGACGGGCGCTTGGATCAGGATACATCATCTCGATTGCAGTAAATGTGGGAGCAGCAGATGTCAAGGGCACACCCATGCTATTATAGATTTTCGTAGAAATCGTTCTCCATATACGAGAACTAGTCACATCATCCGTATAATATATATTTGAATCTGTTCCAACTCCGATTAATCGTTTACCTGTCACTGAAATATAGCTGAACGTAGGACATGCAATGGGGCCAGAGTTTGTTTTCCAGACTGTCGCGGCAGTTGTAATATTATTTTCCGCGTAGGAAATATTCCCCGCAGTGTTAATCGCGCAGACTAGAGCGCCAGAAAGAACAACCTGCTTCCACGTCGTACCGGCATTCGTCTTGGTCCACGTACCAGAGCCAGGATTGGCATTGAAATAAAGTGAACCGTCTGTTCCAACACCATAGGAATTGCTCCCACTAAAAGTAACCCACTTCATCAGGGTATTCGTATTTTTAGCCGAGCCATAGTAGACACTCCCTGCGTCATCTATACCCCCAATCGTCCCACCATCATCTACATATATTTGTTTGAGAGCTGGTCCAGTCGTTGCAGTCGATGAATTAGCATCATAGGACGACATCTTTGGCACAGAAGATGTCCCTGTAATCGTGTATAGCTGCCCATAAGCTACTCCTATAGAACCTGTCGCCGTGAGCGAAGATGCCTGCCATTTCGGCGTAAATGGTACATCCACATCCGCATAATAAATGACCCCTGCAGAAGTCTTTCCCACAAGGACCAGGAATGCAGGCGCCGTGGTCTCAAACCCCTCCTTCACCGCCGTAAACCACCATATTGCCCATAATGCAAGCACAAGGCATACGATACATATTGTATAATACAATATATGTCGTATATACTGTTTCATCCACCCTTCCTAGCTAATAGGCGGAAAATCACTCATCATCCTCTTTTACCGCCTTCAGCCGCCGAATAAGAGTCTCGCACGACTTCTCCCACGTGTAGTCGAGTACCTTGGCCTTTGCCGCTGCCCCGTGCTTCTCCCTCAGCTCGGAATTAAGAACATACTCCTCCATTGCCACACACACATCATGAGGATTACAAGCCCACGCCTCACCCCCCACAGGACTGAAGGTGTTTGGCAAGTAATACCTAACCGCCGGCTTTACTAGAACGGAATTCTCAGGCGTACAGAATTCCTTGAACCCTCCAATGTCCGGGACCACCTGTGGAACACCCACACCCATCTGCTCAAACTGGCAGAGACCCCAGCCCTCACCATCAGAAGTAGAAATGCCTACATCGGCGGCATTATAAAACATATTAATCTCCTCATCCTTGAACGACATGTTCTGTGCAGTAATAATGAGGCGCTGGGCAAATGGCTCGATTGCCACTCCACGCAACTTTAGCTCCCTCGCAAAAAGCTCAAACAGCCACCAGCCACCCTTCTCACCCTTATCACACACACACAGGAGAAATAACTGCTTCGTGGGATACTTCACTAGAAGCTCTACAAAAGCCATAATAAGAATATCATATCGCTTCCTGGGCTGATTGCGATTCAGATTCAGAAACAAAAACATGTCCGTCGGCAGCGATAATTGCTTCCTTGCCAAGTCACGCGGGACTGGAAAACACTGCTTCGAGTTATAGCCATGTAGAAGAACATCAATAGGGCGCGTCACACCCTGCTCCTTCAAACACTTCTTCCAGCCGCTCGTGAAAGTAAAGATGCGGTCAGTGTCGCGATTCAGTATGTCCAGGAACATCTGCGACTGCGTCGTATAAACCTGGTCACAGTAAACCCAGAGTTGAAAGTTGCGCGGAATACCAGATTTGCGAATGGCATCTACATACTGGGAAACCACTGCCATATCATTGTAAATCATCACCACCTGCGGCTTCTTGCGCCTTATTACATCAGGCAGGGCCGCATAACCGAAACCACTCTGAAGAGGCTTCTCAAGGGCTGCGGCATCCACTACATCGACACCGGGCGGATACGGCCGAAAGGTGGTAGGCAAATCATGAAACTTCTGAATGCCGAAATGCGTCGTCTCAATCCACGACTCCTTTGCCAACTCTGTCAGAATCCCATGAGAGACTTTGGAATAACCCGTGTATTGATGCGCATGCGTACTCACTAAGAGGAAACGGAGCTTATCCAACGAGACAGGCACCTCCGTAAACATGGAACCGAAACCAATACTGGAAAGAGTCAGTGCCGACGCAGAAGAAGATGGAGTAGCCGCTACGGTAGATGTGACAGCTGCAGTAGGTGCAGGAGTGACATCTGCTAGGAGACTCTCGAGACTTTTAAGATACGTGGGTAGATTTGCCATTCTATAGCGTAGTCTTGTACACACTTTAGGCTTTGGCCTACGCCTTTAACCAATCGGCACCCTCGTCAATAAGCTGGTCCCTCCATCGTACCCAGGACCCTAGCAGCACTTCCCTGTATTTCTCCAGTTTCTCTTTATTCGCCAATAAATGCTCTATGAAACTCGCCGCCGCAGACCAACTGGGAAGGTCGATAATCTGCAAGTGTTCTTGTACCCAATCCACCCACACGGAATTACTGTCCGTCCTCACAATTAATGGCACGCAGCCGCATTCGAGCGCTTCGTAAAAACGGAAAGTCTCGCCATTGACTCCTTCTGGGCACGGGGCGAATACCGTATTAAGTAGTGTACTAATATACTGTTCCTTTCCAAGTGCTTCTGAACCAAGCCATTGGTCGTAAAAGTTTGCGAGATGAGCACCAGATAAATCAAGGAGGGGCTGGAGGGCCTCTTTGCGCCCCTTCCAGTTTGTTCCGTGGAAAGACCATACGAGTTCGCGAAAGGGTAGGCGAGGTGTGAGGCTCAGAGGATTTTTGGAACCTTCACGCAGAGTCCAGTGATATCCAAGGGGAATTGTTGTGACTTTCTCGGGACAAGGCAGGTCCCCCCTTACGTAAAAACGAAGTACCTTCTCACATCCTGGCAGCTCATAAATGTCGAGTGGGTCATCCAGTGTCTCGTCGCTGATGTGGAGAATGAGAAACTTGGCTCCCTCTGCAGACCACCTCGTCAATAACGTTGTTGCGGCCTGAATATGCGGCTTCTGTAGAATGAAAACTGGGGGCGGTGACGTAGATGCAAGAGGGGGACTGCTCGAGCTTACTGCATCTATACAAAACATTGTAGGTGAACCAAAAAGAGCCATTAACCAATCGGCCTCGTGAAGCTGCCCCAACTTCAGAGAATGGCGGTCAATACAAAGGAACTGCCTTGGGAGTGTGATGACAGGTTTCCCACCACATTTTGGTGCAGTGGCAACGGCGGCAGTGGCAGTGGCAGTGGCAGGGACAGACCGAATTACCGTATCCGCCAGTATTGCCTTGAAATCGAGTTCCCCACTGTCATTAACCATTGCCTTTTCTTCTTCGCTAAACCGCTCGTCATTATTCCATAAATCACTGTCGAACCCATCAATACGGGAAAAATCATTAAACTGACTTGTTGCATATTTGGGGTCGTCGTCTTGATAGCAGCCAGCCACTAGAGGGTCCATTATATATGCCTTCAGCACATCTACAGGATTGCAGAGGATGTGGTCGGCACTCGTCCAGCACCCTTTTGACGTACGAATAATGTTAATCACTTTCTGCGCACCCCTCTTTGAAAGTATATAACTATAGGCGCAAAAATGGAAATACCGATTGGGTTTGTCCTGTCCCCACATTGTATTTTCCTTCACGCGGCAAAAGAAATCATTCACGCGCTCCTTGCATCCCTCATTCCAACCTTCGCGATTAGGAGGAAGAACTCCCCCCAAATATATAATATCGCAATCTTCTGGTACTGCATCTGCCGCCACTGCTTGCCGCCATGTCTTCTCCCAACCCTCCTTGAATTTCACATCATCTTCTAAAATCAAGTAGGACTCAATATCGTGAGTCTCGTTTGCCAACTTCCACCAGAGGCCAAGATGGCTCAGGGCACATCCTGTAATCGCCTTCTTCCACATGAAATCATTCGGCTTCAGAAATGTAGCAATAGCAGGAGTCATTGTCAGCGTACGACCATCTACTGCCGGCCAGCGCTCTAGACGCCCCTTTAATTCTGGGGAATTCGCCCACAGCTTCTCAAGGCGGTCCGCCCGCCTCTCGAGATTAATCACATACGCATCATCAATCCCCTCTGAAAACGGGACATGTACTGCGAACTGGCCGCGATGCACATAAATGCACTTACCACTATTAAATGTTTTACGAAGACTCTTATCGCAATAAACCGTGTCGAGAGGTTCCGTTGCAACTCCTGCGCGGCGTCCAAGAATACTCAGAATGCTCTGGTCATGGCGATGGCCAAATGGACGTCCATCTGCGCCTTGGCCAGCCCATTTATCCCCCACAAGAACTTCTCGGCGATACGCAAGTGCAAGGGCCTCCTCAAATAGAGGGGCAGCGCCTGCAGCTCCACATCTGAATGCAACGAGGCCACCCAGAGTTTGTTGCGCTTCCAACTCTGCCTCTGTGACTTTTAAGGCTGCGCAAAACTCGGGAGAACACCATCGCCGATTCTCTTCGCGAGGGTCCTCTAGAAAACAGACGCCTTTTTCTTGAGCCTTTTGTAACCAAGCTAGAGGCCAGCGACATAGGAAAGCTCCCGCATCCATATAAAGGACCAGCCGCCCTGCAAGCCCTGCCTCCTTCGAGAGCTCATTATAAATCCAGAGTTTCCATCCATAGTGCTGTGGCTTCCAGAAATCGGTAAAAGCTCCTTTAGGGGCCGCAGAATCTGGGAGAGGTACAAAGCTGGCGAATTTGAATTTCTCCTTTAAAGATTCAAGCGTGTCAGAAGGAATATCGGAAAAGAAATATACGCGCGCACTTAGCTCTGGCATAGCCTTTGACTGTGCCCCTACAGAGATTAACCATTGCTGTAGGGAAGGAAGGAACTTGCGATTAACACACGTAACCATTAGGGGAGTTTCAATTGAGGCCCCTTTCTCTACAGATGCTGTCGCTGTCGTTGTCGCTGCCGCTGCAGCCGTACCAAATAGCAGGCGTGGCAGATTCTCCGTGCCGAAACCACCCAGTTTAAAAATGCGCCTACAGCACTCTGCCATGGTGCGCCGACACCATGCTACGCGGTAATCGTCGAGGGCGGGAACAGAATAGCGTTTTAGCCACTCAGAATCATTCTCATCTACTGCGCGGACCAAGTCAATAAGTTCTTCTTTGGTTTTCACTTTGCGGGCGTCAATGGCCCCTCCCATGCAGAAATCGCGTTCAACCATAGGGTCGCCCCAATAAATCGGAATACATCCCGCTGCCTTTGCATGCAGAAATTTCTCCGTAGTATAACCTCTTCCAGCCGTATTTTCATACGTGAGGCAGAACTTATAGTCCTTCAGAAACTCGAACTTCTTCAGCTCTCCACCGCCTCCTCCAGCCCCCGCAAAAAGTGCCGACCCCATCGTGTTCATTACTGCACCGGCCGAATCAACATTTTTATACTCTGAGAGCCATTGGAATGCTGTATTCCGCACAGTGTTTGACGGATTTGACACTACAAAAGCGCAGAACTTCTTCTTACGCGGCAATTCTGCCGCCCGAACTTTTGTACAGGCCTCGAGGGGAATAGGCTTTGGATTCACAATCTGATTCGCCACTGCACCAAACCAATCAACCTCTAAAATCCAGAGAGGAAAGCGAAGATAATCATCTGCAAGCATATCAAAATGATGAAATCCGAGATTGAGTTTTACACCAGGCCCCTGTATAGGGGCTGTAAACTCGCCACTAAAATGTATCTTGGGCTGCTCTACAGGGAGAGACTTCCACGTTTCACCGAAAGGACCGAAAATGACAACTGCGTCCTCTGCTGTCGCCGGCCCACCCACAACCTCTACAGGAGGGTCCAGTGTTGCCCCTGCCGCACCCAACATAAGCGTAAAGAAGTTGTAGGCGGGATTGAAATTCTCCCACATGTCAGCAAATCCGACACGAAAAATCTTTGTGGAAGCCACAGGAGCCACAGGAGCTACAGGAGCCATAGGAGCTACAGGAGCTACAGGAGCTACAGGAGCAGGATTCATTACTATTGGTAATGTATTAGTCCCTATAAGTCCACTCCAGACTTCACGCGATGTAACAGAAGAGGGAGTAAAACGCTCCTCTATCTTTCCCCGAATTGTTTCAAGTGCCGTGGGCACAAAGATTCCCCCCATAGTTACAAAATCATGTTCCATTTTGCGAATGGCATTACAGGCCTCTCCAATATTATTATCTGCATAAAAGAGCCTTTCTAATCCGCATCCTATATCTTTCAGAACGCAAGAATTGTGTATAAGAGGTACGCCACACCAGACTACATCTAGAAGAGTTGGACGTAGTGATGTAAAACGAAGATGCGAAAGAACACAACTCATTGGCTGCAGTGTCCATTCTGGACATCTCTGACGCCCAACACATGTCCCACTTACATCGAGGTCCGAACAATGTGCCAGAACATTATCCTTAAAAAATCGGCTATTCAAAAGAGTCTGGCCATTGTGAATTTTCCATTCTCCAATAGAAATCCCCTGCCTCACCGCCTCTCGCAGAACTACTAGAGGGATTACTGTACTGCTCGTATTACTCATATTTGTCTCTGTTACGTGGAATTTCCATTTGGGTTGCGTGGTCTTCCCCTCTAGAGAACGGAGCTCGGAAACGGTAGTTGCAATCCAAGAGGGAGAATTAATCTCTTTAAGATGTGTACTGGCAATAGAGGGTGTCCAAAGATAGGGGATTACGCGAACAGGGCAACGCGTGAGAAGCTCTACTGCCTGTACTGCACCCTCTTCTGCTGCAAGAGTGTCAAACATCCAGACTTCATGAAGCCCCTCTAACTCCCTCTTTGGTGTTGAAACAGTGGGATATAGGCATGACTCCATCTCCTGCACAAGAAAAGTGTGACGCAGAATCCAGACCGATTTTGCCGCGATTCGTTTACGCTCTTTTTCAAGAAGAAATATACGGTCTATTTCGAAAAGAAGGTCATAACCAGAAGCATCTGAAATCTGAACAACTCTGAAAGAAGATTCAAGGCTCTTGCAATCGTCCCACCAGGAGGTTGTATTTATGTTCACAAGGTCGACCGTGTGCCCAAGAGCAGCCAGCATTTCATAAATTGCAATAGAAGTATTTGCCACGCCAGAACTGAACATGGAAAACTGAATATTTGCCAGAACTCCTATCCGCATCGTGTCTTACATGATGTGGAAAAGAAGGTTTAGCCCTTTGGTCATTTGCGTCTTAGTCAATAACCTCTACAGAAGGCTTTCGTGTAAGATGTAGCCCCTTACGCCGTTTAACATTTACATTTCTTCTGCGATTTGTTCTCCTCTTATTTGCACGATTTGCCATTGTAATCTTCTGTGTAGGTACTCCTTTTACTTTATGTTTATTTACTTTTTTTGTTGCAACTTTTGGTTTTGCAATACCTGGATGAAACTTAGGAGGAGTTGTTACGGCTTTTGGCAGAGAAGCAGCCTTTGGCAGGGAAGCGGCTTTTGGCAGAGAAGCGGCCCGCAGGGAAGCGGCTTTTGGAGAAGGACCTGTCACTGGCGTTTCTGTTAGACGTATATGCGCCAATAATTGATTTAATAGCTGTTCATTCTTTTCAATACGCTCTGAAGCTGTCATTTTCCCCCCTTTTATTGCAATATAAAAGGCGAGTTCTTCTTTTGAAATCTTCATTCTCTTCTCCACATTCTTAATCTCTTCTATTCCATAAAAGAGCCATTTGATTGTGGACATAAAGTCAGGAATATCCGAATCTGCTTTTTTCAATCCCTCTAACAAAACTATTTCCAGCGTCCTCGCTGGTGCCCCTCCTCCAATCCGTACTAACATATGATGTATTACATCTGATAAATAAAAGAGCATTTCGTTCTCAGGGCCTTCTCTAAGAGTTACATTAATCCAATAAAGGGTTGCACAGAAAGTTGTAAGAGAGTTGTGAAAGTATGGGTGTGAGAGTTTCTTCTTAGAGGGAGTTCCTCCTTCCAGAGTTGGTAGAGCAGGCCGCGTTACTACATCTACTGAAAAAGGGGGAATAGAAGGCAAAAGTCCTGCATCAGAAAGAAAGAAGGGTTCTGCGCGATTAAAGAGGCATAGTTGCTCTACAAAAAAGTCCGAAATATGTACGTTGCTGGCTGATGCTGCCCCTGCAGAAGAGGGAGGTGTAAACATTGCCTCTAGAATCGTTGAGTTTGCCACTTCCACTACAGGAGGTGCTTCTGTGATTCCTGGTGGCTGTATAAGTTTTGCAACCTGTAAAATCCTTTTGTAAGAATCTAATCCAATTGGTTCCACAAGTTTCTCCAGAAGTTCCATTGTAGTTATTAAACGCTTCTTTTCTGCATCTGTAAGAGTTGTATTCATAAAGGGGAAAATTCCCATACCATGTTCATTGGATTCACCAGAAGAAAACATTTTCCACCCCTTTTTTATTTCCAGTTTCTCCACTTTTGCAAAGAATTCTTTTATTATAGGAGTTGTTGTAAGAGCGCGATTTAAACTAACATCTCTAGGAAAAGACTTTTCGAAATAATCAATAATCATTTTCTGAGCGTCTCCTCCCTTATATTTAAATATTCCACGGAGTGTCTGAAGTTGCGCCAAGTATTTCTCCATAGATTCTTCTGCGCCTTTCAGCCCTTCTGGCACCCCCCCTTCTGCAGCAATGGCTCCCGCCAAACGTTTATAGTCCGTTTCTTCTGATGAGAAGGGTTTGAGAGCAATAGCCGTATTTCTGAGAACATGTACTTTCATTGCCGTTTTTAGAAGAAGATGTAGAAGTAGTTCTGCGGAATCAAAACCTCCTTCTCGAAATACTTGGGGGATTGGTTTTCGAAAAGCCTTGTCTGCCGCTAATTCATCCAGTCGCCTCGCCATGGCCGCGATTTTATCACACACTTGGCCAAAAAATCCCACGTACTCTGCATCTTTTGCCGCTCTTGTACTATTATATGTGTCAAGAACTCCCTTATATGTTTCGGCTGCCGCGCCCCCCGCCCCTGTGAACATATTTACTCCAACTGGGTCCACTACAGTTTTCAGAAGCATTGTCATCCGATTTTTAGCAATAACTTCTGGTGAAAGGGCCTCTGTGCGTTTGTAAAAACGGACCAGATACTTATGATCAAACATTTTTGTAAGAATCACATCAATCCCCATTATAAGTGCATAGGCGGCACATAGAGTATCATGTGTTACTAATCGTATACGAGTTCCTGGAGCAAGACCAAATCGCTCTGGATTCAGACAGGCAAGAACTTGCAGCCAATCTCCTGCCCTCTTCGACTGCAGCAACATATGATATAACTTCTGGTCTGGCCCCCCTCCAAGGATTCTGGAAAATATTTCGGCAATCTTTTTCATAACAGCAGGCACTTTATTCTCCGCATTTGACGTATACATCGTTCCAGCCGCTCCTGTTCCTGTTTCCGTGAAAATCAGGCTTGTGGCGCGAGCCCCCTTTACCTTCTGCACAGGAGGAATACTAATAAAATAATTTGAGAAGAATAACTCTGTAGGGTGATGAGTTTCAATGCCTTCCAACTTTGTCGCAGGATATGCTATATGTGAGGCTACAGTATCATCGAGTATTTGTATTCCCTCCTTTTTTACGGGTCCATCAACCTTACCCGCTGGGTCTGTAACTCCTTCTCGTGTAAGAATATAAGCAACATCATCTGTTTTCTCCCCCTTTTCGAAGAGCTGCTGATAAAAGGGAATATATGAGAAATCTATTGTAAAATAAAACTTGCCTTCATCTCCTTTTAGAAACGCGAGCATCTCTTTTTTATCAATACACCATCCCTTTTCTTCATCGTGCCCTGTTTGTACAAGAGCCACTTCTACACTATAGGGAACTGGGTCATCAGAGCCGATTTTGAAATCGCCTGGATACACATATTTATTCGCGGCAGGTGTGAGTTGAGGAGGGCAGAATGTATCTTTAAAGTCAGTTCGTGCTGGAAGTCCAAGAAGTTGCATTAAGTATGGCATTTCTTTAGAAAGTTGTGGTTCTGGCTCTTTTGGAGTTCCTATGCCTCTATATTTAGTGAAAAAGCTATTGAAATTAAAGGGGGCTTTTGTATCTCCTCCGAAATCGTGAGAAGCATCTGCTGCCGCGAGATTTCCAAGTTGTAATAATAGTTCTTTTCTAGTTGGCGCAGCTGCGGCCATTTCCTCTACTTTGCCCCGCGATTTTTCAGCAACTCTTCCCATGCCGCGTGAATCGTCGGATTATAAGGAGAGTATTTCCATGTCAGAAGAGCCGCCTGCGCCATGTACGTCTCAAGCCGCTCTTCATGATGCCGCCGCGCCTCTTCTATGGCTGTCGCCGCCGCCGCCAAGTCTGCGCCCCCGTATCCATACCCAAACTCTAGCCAAGAAGGTGAGTTATGAATCACTGGAAACCCACTATAGAGGAGCTCCAGAGTCATATAGTTGAATTCATTATTGTAGTTGTGAAGAACAAAAGTTGCAGAAGGCCAGGCCCTTAGCGTTGAAACAATATCGCGACGACCGTGGCAGACGATGCGATTCTCCTTAAAAAGGTCGAGATATGGTAATATATTATGCGTGAAATGAGGGACTGCCTTCAGACGTTCTCCATTCATAAGTTGTACACTCCCTTTCCAGCCCCGCGGCCGCCCTATCGTCCTGTACCACTTCTCGAGAGCCAGGAGAGGAATAAGGGAACATTTCTGAAAACTGATATTCGGTTCCATAACTACGAACACTTCGTCTTCTGGCTGCGCCGGCGCCTTCCATGCAAACTGCTGTGTTCCACCTCGCGTCAAGACGCTCGGGTCCCAAATATAGGGGGCAATCATTTGGTGCAAATCGGCAGGAGGTACTACATGATTAATATAAGAGGCATATTCGGCATGCTGACCATAATGAGGACTCACAAGAATGAGGTCGTTCTTTCCGACTACATGGTGGGCAAAATGGTGCTCTTGCATGAAGATGGGGGTCTCAATGTCAATATTTAGGATATTTCCAAGATAGACTTTGAAGAGGCAACCGCCAATCATTTTCACAAACTGCCGGACAAGAGGGTCGACACTCATGCCAATTTCCAGCATTGCCGCCACATTTTGCATTGGTTGACGCAGAATATCTTCTGTAACAATCATTCGGCACTTTCGCATAATCCCTGGGATATTTGTCAGAGTTTTTGGCTTCTCGTTTACAAGGAGAATAGGTGCGTAGCCCATAGCCTCGAACATTCGGTAAAATCCGAACACATTCTGGAAGAGTCCATTGGAGAATAGATTCTCTTCTGTAATAGTTGCCGTGCAGAGGAGAACGATTTTACGGTCACCTACATGGTCAAGTGTCTTTAAATCGGTGATAAATGGCTTCTGAGAAGCGCACGGATCACTGAACGTATTTGTTAGGCCAGACATGTCTGTTAAGATGTGTGGAAGCTGTTAAGGCCTTTGGCCGCTTTCGAGCGTGGAGACGCGTGCCCCCAACTCTTTTACGGCCTCCACTAAAATCGGCACGATTTTGTAATAGTGTAGCATCATATGTTTCTCTCCCCCTAAATGGTGAACTGCCTCTGGAACAATAGGCTGCACATCTTGCGCGATAAATCCTACATCATTTGAGCCCCCCTCTTTCCACCGGAAGCGAACTCCCTGAATATGCTGAAGAGTGGAGAATGCGTCCTCTAGATTTCGGATTCCCGTTTTCAGACGCCCATCTGAAATACTTCCAGGAGGATGCCATTCCGCCGTTCCCACCCCATCCATACATGTAAGGTAATGGCCAAGGGTCGGCGTGGAAGGAATCGCAAGCTTTAGAGTCCCCGTCACTGTTGTTGTACCCCCCAGACTGATTGTAAGAGGAGTGATTGCAGGGTCCCCCACTTGCAAAGAAATGGCCGTACCCGTTGCAGTAGAGGGATTGTAATAATTCGTAAAACTCGAAATATTCCCTATAGAACTCACCGCCCCGTAGGAACCACCTCCCCCACCCGTAACAGTCGCGCCATTCAATGTAAGCGAGGCATTTGATGCGAAATTCATCGAATCTAGCACCTGTATTGGAGATGTATTAAATTGACTAATCGTATTGACGTAGAGCCTCTTCTGGTCGACATTTACCATCTGCTGGATTTGCGCGACGGTGTTCGAAAGACTGGCCACGGGAGAAAGACCACTCGATGAAGTTATTACATTTTGGAGTTCGACAATATTTAATAGGAAATTACTCGCCCCAGACGTCATTCTATTATAAGAGAGTCTCTTCTTTTTACTTTTCTAATCCGCATACAGGTAATGGCTGAACCGGTCATAATATATGGAGATACATCTCTCATTCTCGTCGACACTTCTGTACTCACAGCAGGCCAGTCGGCAGTAGTCCTGCTCTCTAGCATAACGTATCCCGGATATACAGTTACAGTACGTGACTCTATTGGATATTTATCTTCTCCGCAGAACATTATCGTTTCAACACAGAGGGGTGTACAATTCGCAGACGGCACTTCCAGTATTATTATAAGACAACCCTATGGCTTCCTGACAATGACGAGCCGCGACCCCACTTCCTGGAATATAACAAACTCTTTTGCATTTCCTGAAAACCAGACGATTGCCAGTGTGAACGCCCTGACTACGAGTTCCATCACTGCCTCGAATGTTTATTCGAAGACGACTCTTACTGCTTCTACTATTACTACTGGCACTCTCCTTGCAACTTCCTCCCTCACTGTAAACGGCCCCACATATGCAAGTAGTCTTCTTATAGGAGCGCCCACACTTACGTCGAACCTTCTTAGAACGGACCCTGGATACGCGGTGTACAGTCAGGGGTCGATGAAAGTTTATGGAAACATGAATGTAGAGGGACAGGGCTTCTTTTCGGGAAATCTCAGTACAGGAAGCAACTTGTACGTTCTAGGGGCAATCTCTTCCCTTGGCTCCCTAGGAATACGCGGGGACATTATGACTCTAGGTGGCCTCTTTACGCCCAGTGGCTCTGTTATAGCGAGTAATCTCGATATACGAGGAGGGGCAACTATAGGTGGCCCTATTGTATGTGCGAACTCCCTCTCGGTCGGTTCGAACCTCTTCGTCCGTGGCCAAGTAAGCAGCTTCTCCATGACAACCAGTTCCCTACAACTCACCAGCTCCATCACATTTAATGAAAAATATATTACGTATCGAACTGCGGACCTTCTTTTTTCCGATGCAATCACTGTTCCAGGAATAAGTACTCTGAATCTCGCCGCGTCAAATGGAATTGTAACAAGTAATCTGACCGTGAGGACGTCGATTACTGCCCCACAGGCATCGCAATTTCTTCTCAGCTCTACTGCAATCGTGAATCCTAGTGGGTCAATGACTGTTTCAAGCATTCGCACACAGACGGCCACATTCTCAAATATAGTTTCCACTATGCAAATAAATGCTTCTTCACTCACCGTCTCTACAATCACGCTGGGTGGGAATATAGAGGCGGCGGAAGGCGGCTACTTGAATATTAATACTGGAATCTTCAGCAGCCTGGCCACTGGTCTAATATATGCGACCTCTGTCAATGCCGATAAATTTACTACTACAGGATTTACTCTTTCGGATATAAATGTCACCAGCAGTTTCGTGGCAGATAATGTCACGCACTTTTCCGCAGTAAATGTGACAATCGATAATACGGGGGGGTCCATCTCCACTGGCAGTCTCGCCATTAATACAATGCTCGCCACAAGTACGATTGTGAATACTTCTGGGCAGTTTCTCACACACTCTGGAAATATAACAATGGTCGCAAATAATGTTATTATGGATGCGGCGACCTGCAGCTCTCTTACAACAAGCAGTATAAATGCGACGGCAATGACTGCCACAACAATCAACATGGGTTCTCCACCGACGCCAGGTATTCATGGGCCGTATTTTGTACTAGATAATTCTTATCCTCAGCAGAACGTCTCCGTAACAGGAGGGCCAGGCGACTCTTTCACGCCTTTTTTGGTGACTAGTGTAAAACCGCCAGGCATTAATCCTGGTGACCCCTACCCAGTAGAAGTGTCTTTTTCCCTCAACTTTAATGGGCCAACTATACCAGGATACTATGCTACTATACAGGCGTTCAGTCTAATACCTGGTACGGAGGCAAGCTGCCTCGTCTCACTGAGAACGAATAATGACGCTACGAATATAACTACATTGTATGGCCTCTATGGAACGAATCAGTCGTATTCTACACCCCCTGATACGGGCGGCATTCCCATTCCAAGTGGTACTCTCCCAGCCTCTTTCATACACATCATAGGAACCATGTATGGAAATAGCGAGTTTTCCGTGCAGTTCCAATCACGTTCTAATGACAACTACTCTGGCATTGACTCGAATACTTCTATTACAATGAACAATGGTGTTCTCCGCTGGCCCTACTTTCTGAATGGAACTACCATCCAGAACTCTCTCAATGATATGGCGGTGCGTTCCATATATTATTACGGGGCACTGAATTTTGCCTCTGACCCTGCTCTGAAAGAAAAGATTGAATTTGCCAATCTTTCTACTTGCTCTCAACGTATTGCGGAACTACCTCTTCATCGCTTCAAGTATATTGATTCGTATCTTTCGACTTTCCAGCAAAAGGACATGCACCGCCTGGGCTTCCTGGCAAATGAAGTTGAAGCGGCCTTCCCCAAATCTGTGACTTATACCGAGATTCCAGAACTCCATTCCACGTTTCGTATGATTGATACGCAACAAATCGAGATGTCACATATTGGAGCCACGAAACAACTAATGCAGCGAGTAGAGCACCTTTATATGACGATTGCATCTCTCAAGGAGCAGATTTCGACTATTCTATAAAATCTCGCGCATCTTTAGCGGGCCGATGAATCCTATTGTAAATGAAAGCACTTCTGTACTTCAGATTGACACATCTGGATTACAGGGCGGCCAGGTTTCTCTTGTGTATATTTCTTCTACAGGAATCCCGGGACAACTCGTCACAATTGCCGATGCGACCGGTTTTGTATCATCGCCTCAAGCGATTCTTTTAAGTACCACAGGTGGAACCCTCTTCAGCGACGGTTCTCACAGTACAATAATAAATCAGCGTTTCGGATACATCACACTCGCCTCTCAGGGAAATGGAAGGTGGGCACCGGTGAATGTCTTCTCTTTTTCCAATACGACTGCACAAAACTATAGGGCAGTTGACGGGAATACTGTAAGCACAAATAGCATGTCCCTGCGAGGACTTGCCTCTACTCTCGGAATCTATAGCGCGAGCTTGAATACCAGTTCTGCTGCAATACACGGGGCACTCTTCACGAGTACAATATATATTGATTCAGACGCCTCTACAAATCCCCCCTTTACAGTGGATGGGAGTGAAATCGTTTTCGGTTCCACCGTTGCTGGAGCGGGTTCCTTCGGTGGCTCTATTTCAACCATGGGCGACTTTTTCACTACAGGTAATATTTCGAGCAAGTTTGGGACACTTTATATTGGCGGCGACGTAACCTTAGGAGGAAGCTGGCGCGGCCAGCGCGGAGCACAAATAACTGCTGAAAGTGCCACTATTGCAAGCTCTGCGACTTTTCTTGCCCCACTTACTGTTTATAGCAGCATCTCGGCAAACTCTAACTGCACTACACGAACTATCCTCTCAGACACTGCAAACGGAGCGACTCTCAATACAATGAACTCTGTGGATTTTGGAAACGGTGTTCGTATCCAGAGTGCCTTGGGGAGCACCGAACTCACCTTTACATTATCTATAACTGTCCCCTCCTCTATCAGCTCACTCAGCCTCGTTGCACAAAACTCTGTGAATACCTCGAATATATCCGCGCAAAACTTTACTGGCATGAGTACCCTACAACTCCTCACTCTTAGTAGCGCGCAAATCGTCAATAGCGCCGGCTCCCTCGTCGTCTCATCCCTTCAAGGAAACTCCTTCGCATCCCAGAGCCTCACCGCCAAATCCCTTCAAGATAAGACAACACTCACCGTAGGGTCTATTTCAATGAATGACAGGGGGATTAGTACTCCTATGACATTCACGTATAATGAGACCAATGTAACAATACCGGTCTATTGGACCATTTCTAGTATTGGGAGAAACGGTACATTCAATGCGCGCTATATGGACCTTCTTACCGATACGTGCGTTGGAGACGATATTCGCACAGTAGACCTTGATACGGGTTTCAATAGCTTTATAAGTGTCTTTACTAGTAGTGCAACAGTAACAGGAACAGTCGACTTGACCTGCAGCACAGCCTCTATGAAATATACAAGTGTGAATAATACTGGAGGTACAATCGTAGGAACTCGGCTCAAACTTGTACAAGATATTCGGTGCAGTAGTATCAGAACAGATGTAATCACATCTTACTCGACAATCACATTTCAGGGGCTGTCGCGCGTTGCTTTACCAGACACATTTATTAGCACGACTACGATTGGTTCGGCCACCACAAGTAGCATGGGTATTTCGCGGATAGTGACAGGGACCTCTGCTGAATACAGCACGATAAATCCCAGTAGTGCATGGCTATTCCCTTCTACATATCAAATGAGTGGGGCACCCTTTTTAAGAACAACTGGACTAGGAACATATTTCAACAAAGAGGAGTTTGTGGCAGCGGGTAAACAGACGGCCTATTATTCTGTGATTGACCCTACAACACTTTCGCAGCAGACGCTGCCGACCCCCTATATTAATACGGTGGCCGGCACTGGTGTAAAAAGCAATCCTACAGATACGGGGGGGCAGGCCATAGGAACTGTGATTGGACAGGCGGCATCTGGGCTAGACAGGTCTCTCTATTTCGGGGCTTCAGATGCCGCGGGATGGAAGGTGAAACAACTGACGCCCGCGGGACAACTACTTACTCTTGCAGGACAACCGCGCTATTTCTATGGGGATGGTGGATTTCCAACGAATGCGGCGCTAGGCCCTCGCCTCGCCATTTCCTTCTTCAACCCTGGCCAAGTTCTTATCACCGATATTAGCAATATTCGCCTCCGATACATCACTGCTGACCCTATTATTCAGACTATTGCAGGTACGGGGCAACCAGGCTTCTCAGGTGATGGGGGTCTCGCGACAGCGGCGACATTCTCTACGCCTTTAGGTACTCTTGCAACATCGTTTGGAAGTACTATATATGTGGCGGACAGTGATAATCAGAGAATCCGTATACTAACTGGCTCAACTATTTCCACATTTGCTGGAACAGGGGTTGCGGGTGCAACTGGCGATGGCGGCCCTGCGCTTGCCGCCACTCTGAGTGAACCTTATGCTCTTGCAATAGATGCATCTCAAAATATTCTTTTTACAGACCTCAGCAACTGTGCCGTGCGAAAAATAGGAACCGGCGGAACTATAACGCGAATCGCTGGAACATATACAAAGGGGTATGGGGGCGACGGTGGACTCGCAACGGCAGCTCTCCTCTCCTACCCTACTGGAATAACAGTTGACCCCTTTAATGCGATTTATATCTGCGATACGGGAAACTCGCGTGTAAGACGTATTGACCCTGGCACGCAAAATATAACAACCGTCGCAGGAAATGGTGTGGCGGCCTTTGGGGGAGACGGCGGGCTTGCCACTCTTGCAAACCTCTCGAGCCCTACTGGTGTGGCAAGCGATTCGGTGGGAAACTTGTATATTGCCGACAGAGATAATCAATGTATTCGTTTTGTCTCTAAAGCAACTGGTAAGATTGCAACCGTAGCGGGTCAGCCGCGCCGCCCAGGCTACAGTGGTGACTACAGTTTCGCCACATTTGCCCTTCTCAATACCCCTACAGATGTTATTTTCGACTCGGCCTCACAATACTATTATATCGCCGATTCTGGCAATAGTGTAGTACGGTATGTGGATTCTACACGAAGGATTATTTACGCCTATGTAGGGAATGGCAGCCCGATTTCTGCGGGAGACGGTGGCCCCCCTGCCGCCGCAGTATTTGGAAATATTACGTCGGTCGCAACGGATGCACAAGATAATATTTATATCACCGATGGCCAGGCAAATCGTATTCGCCAGATTAATGCGGCCAGAAGTACGATTCAAACTGTCGTGGGGACTGGCGTGGGGGGATTCAGCGGTGATGGGGGAGCCGCCGCTGCCGCACAGATTAGTAGCCCCCAAACAGTGGTGGTCGACTCTACCGGTGCCCTCTATTTCACTGACATGCTCAATCAGCGCGTGCGGCGTGTCGACGGGTCCACCCGCACCATTCAGACGATTGCAGGAACGGGTGTGGCGGCATATGACGGCGACAATAAATCATCTATTACTGCGTCCCTGAACTTTCCTGCTGCTCTTACACGTGGTCCAGATGGCTCGCTCTATGTAGGTGATACATCGAGTTTCCGTATTCGTCAACTTGCTCCCGACGGCTTCATACGGCCTTTTGCTGGCTACGGTGTAGATGGGGTTCTCGCGGCAGGCCAAACTCTTGCTAGTACGACATTTGGTAGGATTAACGGTCTCGCCTATGTCTCTTCTCTGCTGTATGCTACAGATGCGACAACGAGTGCAATATGGTCCTTCAATGCCGCGCAGAATGTCGTACAAAATGCTTCGGCGGTCTCGACGCCGGCTTATCTGGGCGATGCTGGTCCCCTCTCGAATGCCTTCTTTAATCAACCTACAGGGATTATCTCGGATTCTAGCGAGAATCTTGTGATTTGTGACACGGGGAATTTCCGACTGCGAAAAACATATACATTTGGTCGGCCGAGAAATCCCCTATTTCTCACCATGAATATGGCCTATACGAACTATTATGCAAGTACTGGGACCGGCTACATTAAACTAAATGGCAATACTCTAGCAACTTTTGACGGGTCCCTGCAATCCAACGAGGCGTATCAAGTGACGGATTTACCCATCTTAAACTATCCTCTTCAATCCAGTAATCCAATAACGGGGGACCAGACGGCCTTTCTCGAAATAACACAGGCGAGCACAATTGGCTACACAAAACTCGCGGGGAACTTTTTTGTCACCCAGGTTCCTGGCCAGGGACTCTTGCGTAATATAGTTAATAGTGATGTCGGCATCCAAATGAACAGGGGTATACTGAAGATTCCCAATGAACTTGACGGTATTACTATTGATAATAAATTCAATGATGCTTCCATGCGCACAGTGAGTTATACGGGAAGTCTTATTAGTGCATCGGATCCGGCTCTGAAAGAGCGAGTTGCCCCTGCGGATTTGTCTCAATGTTATACCACACTGGGCGAACTGCCTCTGCGGGCATACTCTTATATTCAGCCCTATGTTTCCACATTCCATGTTCGTGATACGCGCCGTCTGGGCTTTCTTACAAGCGAAGTTGCACTGCATTTTCCGAACTCTATTGCACGTACCTCGATTACGGAAGAAGCCCCGTGGTGCCCTTCCTCCATTGATACTCTTGACACGGCCCAGATTAAATATGCGCACCTCGGCGTCACACAGTTTTTAATGAATAGCGTGGACATTTTAGAGGCCGAAGTTGCGTCTCTGCGTAGCATACTGGCCCAAAGAAAGAGTGTTTCTTGATAGAAGCAGTGATGGCCACGCCAGGGTATAGGCCCTATACATCAGATTCGGAGACAGACTCTGGATCAGAATCTGATTCTACAGTATCGACGGATTCTACGTCAAGTGGGTATGCATCGATTGTCACTCCTACGAATCCTCTGAATTTCCGTCTTCTTGCGGAAAACTTGTCATTGACAAAAACTGCAGGGGGGGCCATGGATTCTTCGGGACAAGTTATGACTCTTGGTGATACGGGTGTCCAGGCATATCCTATAAAATATGGATATGACACATTTGCAAACTTTGACCTTCCGAAAGACCCTTCTGGAGCAGAGTTGAAGTCGTCGCCACAGTCAATCACGAGCATTGTCATGCTTGATAGTAGGGACCGCGATAGGAATGCCTTCCCGCAGCCAACCCAGGTTACTCTCCGACTACCTCGCGTTTATTCAAATGTGACAAGCTTCCAACTTGTCCAAGTGAAACTCCTGTCCTCCTTCTTCTATTTTCGGCAAAATAAGAATAATACTGATGTCTCTATTATTGAGCTCGACAGGACTGCAATAAACAGCAAAGGAGTTACTGTACCGAATATTATTAAGACGCTAATACGACAGGGAACATATGACGTAAACTCTCTTCTTTCAGAACTGAGTACGCAACTGAATATCACACCGATTTTCTACGATTTTCCCAATGGATTCCAGGATTTCGCCCCCAGGTTTGCCGCCACAGGAGATTTCAGTATTGGATTCAACTTTCCAGGTGACAACTTCTATGATTCACTCTTGGATGAATTCACTCCAAATCCCACAACGACTTTTATTATATCCAAGTACTTTCAAAATCGATATGCCGGCCTCTCTAGTTATACTACAGACCAGATAAAAATCGCCTACTACTATCCGGTTCTGAAAGAAGTTCTGCTCGATACGACCTATTCTACGCCTATCAATCTCATCTTAAAAACGTCGGCTCCCTACTTGCTTCCCTCTGAAACTGTGTATAGCCGTTGCATTTATACGTTCCAGGGCATTAATGACCCCGTGGTCTTGGAAGTGATTAATATTAACACCGTGGTTCTTGATGATTACCGCCTGCATAATACTTTTCGTTATTATTTGATTAATAAATATAATCTGACGTATGAAACACAGTCGAATCATGTGACATTTGCTTGCCCGAGCCTGAACACGAGCCTGGTGAATCTTATTAATTTCAAGCAGGCCCAATACTTTTCAGAGCAACTAAATCTGAATGGGATTACAAATGACGCATATACAGCTCTTAATACACAGAATACGATTCTTCTTGCAGTTCTGAATGACATGTTCTATTATATTCAGAGGTGGCTGGCCGTCTATTTTGGAATAAACTTCAATACGTACAGCTTGGATTATATTGCAAATCCGACGAACTTATTGCCTCTTCGTGATGGATTTCAGGCGGTGGGCGTGAGTTCCAACTATGATTCGAATGTGATTGCCCGCAATCTGCCTGTAATAAATACGAATGTTCTGGACCCTCTTCGAAAGTCGGCAGAGAAATATTGGAATCGTATGACGAATCTTCCAGAATCCACTATAGCATATCCTGTAAACTTGGAAACGGGGAATCCGAGTACGACGTCGAACTATCCCTACAATCTTCTTCTGAAGCAACAAGATACGCAACACAAATTTGTAGACGCCAGTGGATTCATGTACGTGAATCATTTAACACGATACGCAGATATTCTTGTTCCTGTCGACGCCTCTAAATATACAGTTTTCAAATTCCAGAGTCCCACTCGGCAGACTCTGCAAATCACTACTCTGCCGCGGCCGACTGAGTTCCGATACCCCGCCTACAATGCAGTGGCCTATGATTTGAGTTCCCAGAAGCTCTTTGATAATAGTTATTGCTTCATAGAAAATGCACAGAATGCGAAAATGGATGTTGGCTCCAACTTTGCGACTACGTCACTCGTTACTGTGCCCGGATTTTCCACTATAAATAATACGTCGAACTTCGGCCTCTCCTATGAGAGCTCACTTGCTCTTTGGGGACCTTCTACGCAGAAAGTGCAAGTAGGTGCAACACGCGGCTTCTTCCAATTCGAGACGCCAGTTCCATCACTTGCTACTGCGCCAGGATATAGATTTTTCCTCTCCGTGACGATTGCCCCGCCGAGTAGCCAATCCACTTTTGTTACGGCAATGAACATGTTTTTATATCACGATAGAGGGGCATTTATGGCCGATATTTCCGATAATATGAATGAAAAACCAATAAACTACCTCACGAGCCTGCAGACGACAACGGCGCAGTCGACGGCGACAATGACATTCCCCGTGTATGGGAATGAGAAGTATTATGTTTTGGCGCGGTCTGTTGGAACGGTGATTGCGACCCAGGAATATAGAATTGTCCCGTGGTTTCCTAACGGCTCTAACTATACAGTACTTTCTGCCAGCCTCAGCAACTTTGACCCTCTCGCGGACCCCACTACACCTGCTGCCCTTTCAAATATTAACTATGCCCAGCTCGCCGACCCCGCCTTTATACGTCTCCCCATCCAGAGCTCAATACAAACCTCGAGTGTACAGGATGCCCTCTTTTCGAATCTCACTTTCTCTACTGTCGCAATCGGCTATGACGGCAATGGCGTGAGTACTGACCTCACGAACTACTGCGGCTTCTTAGGGACGAGCCCGCAAAGTAATATGCTCCCCGCGGCTTCTCTGCGCGCCGACCCCATTAGTGAATATTTCTTCCAAGTGGATAAAGGGTATGACCCAGCCCTACAGCAATACTTGACTATAAACGGCGGAAATGCGATTCTGCAGCCGCAGGGTGGGGGTCTGTATGTTCCTGGGCCCGTGGCAGCACGACAGACGTCTATTACACACTGGTATGGAACAACTTATTTGCCAAACTCGGAAAATCAAGCGCCTATTACGTCAAATATCGTTACGAGCTCGAACTTGATTGCCCCGTTTACGGTTGCCACGACGAATGCACCACTTAGCAGCTATACCTATGGAGGGTCAAATCAATCCATACAATTCGGCGACGGTGTTATGGGGATTTCGTTCATTCCAGAACAGGGTGTGTGGGACATTAAGAGGACAATGTTCAAGAGTATTTACACCACGGGCGAGCCCGAGACAGACGAGAATCTGAACATCATGTATCTGGGCGTATATTATTCCGCAATAACAACGAATCGTTTCATCCACGAAATACCTCTTTCAGAGGCGATTGCGGTCTTGAAATTCTCCAAATCGGTCACTTATACATCAAATACGACGAACCTGGGTTTTGATGCAATGGGAGGCACGTATTATGAATTCGTGAGAGACACCACATTTCAGACGGGGTCCAACTCCTACCTCTATGGATATTCACAGCCGACCTCTACAATTAATACGGATATTAACTCGATTTATTCGTTCATTCCTTTTGATGCCAGCCAGAAATTCGCAACCTTCCAGGCACTTGCGGGCTCTCCCGTTCCGTATCCCTATTATTCAGATGCCTCTGCCGGCACGGTATATTATGATGGTTCTCGTACAGATTTGAATGCGGGAATCGTGCTTCCGAAAGTAAAAGCGAGTCCAGACCCTCTTCGTGCGCCTCCTACAGGATATGACCAAACACAGTCGAAATATGAACTCTCTATGCCGATTGGTACGAATCTTCTGCAATATATTGTGCCTTATCCGTTTGCTCTTCTTTCAAATACGATGAACCCGTGGGCGCCATTTCCATTTGTACCTTCTCGTATTATTGGCGACGTTTCGGGATATATAATGACGCAGGATTCTTATTACAGAGTGTTTGAGTATTCTGCAGATACGACGAACTATAGTCTGGTGGAAAAATATCAATTTACTCTGGACCAAGTGTATTCTTCAAATGTGCCGGCAATAAACTTTATTGGAGTTGCGGCGAATGAATCAGAATATGCCTTCTTCGCCTATTCAAATACGCAGCCTGAAAGTGATGTGACGAGCAAGCTTCTGATTCGCACAATGAACCCTTTTGACGGTTCTATACGTGCCACACATGAGTATGCAAATATAGAGGGATTTGACCCGACCGCCCAAGAAATCACAAATATGACCTATAATAATTTCGGCGGGTTCACTCTTTCTTTAAAGGCGGGGTCGAACTTCACTGCGATTTGCAAACATAATGCGACGACCTCTTCTATTACTAAAATAACGCCTATTGCAATGGGAGGGGCAAATGCGAATATTACGAGATTTGTCACAAGGCAGACGGCAAAAGAAGAATTCGGAAGTTTCTATGTATTTCCTCTGAGAGAGGGGCTGCCTGGAACGATTACAAAGGGTCACATTGACTATGTTCTTGCCACGCCGTCAAATGTACTTGCAACCACGAATCCCTATTACAACTTTGTGGCTTTTAGTGGGCCGCAGGATGGTTGGAGCGCGTCAAACTCTCCCACGCAAATACAGGTACTTAATCTGAGCACTACAGGGAGTGCAGGTGTATTTCGAGAGCCTATTATTTCTCGCCAGCCATTCAAGGATTATATTTACATGCTTTCTGAGTCGGACACGACGCGCTTTTATCAAGTAACGGGTTTCTCTCAATCTAACTTGGCTATTTACACGTCAAATGCGCTGACTACTAGGTCGAGATATGCCTTTCCCGTGGCGACGAGTAACTTTACTCAGGGTGGGAACGGGGCGAAATGGTCTCTGATTGGGAACACGCTCTACGGAAATCGCAATGACGTAATTGACAGCCCGCGTAAGATTTTCCAGGCATGGCAGCTGTTTTATCCCGTGCAGAGGATTGTGATGGAGCGGGTGGCGAAGAACTTTACCTTCTTGAATGACTATGATGGCTTGGAATATCCAGAGTATCCGCATATGTGTCTTCTGGGTTATAACTCTTCAAATGCAATGATGAATGATATAAATGGAAAATGGGGTCTCGAATCGGCGAGCAACTTTTCAGTGGCAGATTTTGCCTTTCAGGGGCCGACATTCAACTCATTTCTCTTTACGTTTCCTCTGCAAAAGTCGACGCCGGCCAATCCCTTTTATTACTTGGCGATTCGAAACTATAGTCCCACTGAAAAGTCGCAAGTCCTCTTACGATGCAGTCTTACGAATACATATGATTACGGCTATATTTCAATGACAGATTTGAGCAATGAAGTAGTGACGTCTTTTACTGAGAAGGTGAATTTCAATCCAGACTATTACAACTCGCTCTTGGCTTTCAACTCCAACTTTGTTATAGGGTCGAACGGGCAGATATTTGGGGCGAATATTATTCAGGGGTACGCGGGGTCGAATCTCTCCAATGTGACAGGCTTTGGTGATTTTTATGCGCGTTTTGTGGCCCTCTATAATACATATAATGCGCAAGTGCAACTTGTACAGGGCATTAACTCGAATGTGAATACGAATGTGAAAACGTTTATTCAGACAGATTTGCAGTATATTTTACCGGCGTCTTCATTAAATCGGCAGAGATTTACGGACCCGCTTACGTTTAGTATTTTATGGAAGTCGGCTCTTTTGCCGCAATATACAAAACTAGATGATAATTGGGGAATGGGATGGAATCTGGGATTTGCAAAAGAGGATACGACATATCAAACTGTGCATAAAGGCCCTTCTTTTTTCAAGATTCTCGACGATTTCATTAACTTGAACATGAATCAGGAGTTTGATATGAATCGGATGGACACGGGTGCAAAAGAGGATTTATCTCGGACTCTGGAGCCCACGGGATTTATAAAGGCGTTTCATGGGAAGCTTCTCTTGGCTCCTTTTGGAAGTTATGCGCAGACGTTTGTGAGTAATCCTCTGAGTTTTAATCCACCTCTTGGACGGATTGATAAATTGACATTCACGTGGGTTGATATAACCGCCGCGCAGATTGACAACTCTGATTGCGAGTGGAATACAGTAGTACAGATAGTGGAGAAGAAGGATATGGTGGAAATTCCTCCCATGAAGCAGATTGACCCTACTATGCGGATGAAGGTAAATAGTCCTCCTCCCACATAAAGTTGCGGGGGGCACATTTATTTTGGTACTTGACGGTAGAAGGCGAATGAGTAGTTCATCTGGCGCTCCATATATGAGGCAAGTTCCTGTTCGTTCGGATTTGCCGAGCTCTAGAAATCCGAATGTAGCACCTCCGCATGGTGGAGAGCGTGTTGCCCCTATTCCTGCCGTGTTTTCAAATACAGAAGGGGACTCTGAGACGCCGGCGATGTCTTATCCCACTGAGGCCGGTTCTCCTGTAATGAGCTTGCCGTTTCAACAGGAGGGCCCGGATGATTTTTTCCCAGCGGTATGTACGAAGACTCACTGGGACCCTACTGCAATTCTTCGTAAGACTCTGCCAGAGGGGTATGTTCCTCAGAGTCTGGACCCTCGCCCATGGACACGCATTTGTATGGAATATACAACTGCAGGGGAAGATGGGCCGGCGCCTGCTATTAATCCTTCGATTGTAATGCCGCAAGGAGGCCAGTTTTATCCTGTTTCGAGATATATGCAGGCGATTGATGATGAATCGAAACTCCGTGTATTGGACCGTCCTCTGGGAACGTGTGAGCGCGACCAATGGGGCCCTACAGCCAATAGTGATATGTATAACTCTCGCATATTAGTACCAGAGCGTTCTGCAATAAATGACCCATCGAAGATTCAGGAACTAGCATATCCTAGGGCTCTTCTCCGGTCTGGTCCCTATGATTGCAGGGATGCGAATGATAAACTGGCGATGATGAATGATTCCGATTTTGTTTTTAATAATGCGACGAAACAGAATCGCTACAAGGCGATGAATAAGGATTATCGTCCTGCGCCGCCAGGTGGTTCTTTACAGGGTTCTGTTGATTACATACGGAATACTATTTCGAAGAATGCTGGTTCGCCGAGAGCTGAAAATGGGTTATTTACAGGGTCGAGAGGTCCTCCTCCTCCAGGAGCTTCTGGTCCCGATTATTTACAGAAGTTTTATGGTAATGCTGGTGGGGCGGCAGTAAATAGCGAGAATGGTTCGGCACCTGGGAAGGGATTTGTAAATACAAAGACGTTTGGTTCGAGGAATTAGAGAGGGTGGCGAAAAAGTACATGATATTACTGTGGCATTTCTTGCCTCTAATATCATCTACTATGCTCTGCGGTATAAGAAATCATAATGCTTTCTATCACAGATTAGTTTATGGATATATTTGATCCATACGAAAAGTTAAAGAGAATATTGGGGCCAGCGCCTTTGCATCCATGGGGGGCATTAATACCACAGGCACTCTTATGGTCGTTTCGTCGCTTCTGCATTCAGAAGCTTATTGTTCAAGAAGGGACATTAATGGAATATTTATGGGAAGACCATTTGGAGCTTATTCATTCTTATGCACCAAAGGGGCTTGAAATGGCCTGTATTGATTGGTTGACTTCTGAGAATATTGTACATGTTTCTTCTTCATTGGATAGTTATAATACATTTTTCATTGAGGTAATGAAAATGATTGATATTGTAATGGAGGATAGTGATTATAAAATGCAAGATACTATTTCGGAATTTCTGGACACGGGGATGGGAGAGTATTTGTACAAATGGTTGGGAGATAAATTTCTTCCCTTTTTGATTTTTCCAATGAAAATAGAAGATGATAATGAATTTACTTCTGCGCAGTTTACGCGATTGATTTCTACTCTTATGGATTTTTCAAGAGTGGCGCGGGTGCCTCCCGCTTCTCTAGAAATTGTTGCGACTCCTCTAGAAATTGTTGCGGCTCCTCTAGAAGTTGTTGCTGCTCCTCTAGAAGTTGTTGCTGCTCCTCTAGAAGTTGTTGCTGCTCCTCTAGAAGTTGTTGCTGCTCCTCTAGAAGTTGCGCCGCCGCCCGCGCCCCCACCGCCGCCATCCCCACCCCCGCTGCCGCCTCCCCCTCCCCCGCTGCTGACAAACCCTTTTGATATTTTTATGCCAACCAACTCTCTTCTTTGGCAATATGCATCTCTTCCATCAATGGTGAAAGATACATTTCAAGAGCAAAAAATGTTACAGCAAATGCAATCGCCTATTATAAAAGTAGAAGAGTCAAAAGTAGAAGAGCCAAAAGTGGTAGAGCAAGTGCAACCCTCTAGTATAACAGTACAAGAGGCAATTAGAAGGCGCCGTCTAACAATAAAGAAGAATGGAAGGTATTCTCGTGTAAAAACGAGAAGAAGACATCTCAACTAATAACTAAGAAGCACAAATGTTGGAGTTATTTTTTTTGGCGGGTTTGATATTTTTGATTGCAGTATTATTTTACAAGCAGCGCCGCGCCTCTACAGAGATACTTCAAGCAGAAGAAGAGCAATTAGAGGAACAGTTTACGGATTTATTGGCAGAACAGCAGCCTCTTATTGTTCGTGGAATAAGTCCTCCAAAAGGTATTACATTAGAATCTCTTAAAAAGATTCCTCGGCTTGCCGATTTTTCAGTAGGAGGTCAGCCGCTTCAAACAGTGTTGAATGATCCAAAGATTCTTGATTCTGCGAATGGTTCTCCAGTACTTTCAAAGGAGAGGAGAAGCATTTTTGCTACGGAGCTTTCCACCAAAATCTGGGCAGACCATGTATGGCTTCCCAAGTTTTCGCAAACGACATGGCTGGGATTTATGTTGGGCTGTATGATTTCCGAGATTGTCCTTGGTGGGATGGGAATGTTCAAAACAACTGCAATGTATACCTGTATAATGCCTACAGAGGGTGTCTATACAATAAGTATTCTTTCGAGGGAGTCCGAATCATTTCTTCCAAAGATGTGGGAATATAGATATCCCGGTGATTTATCTCCAAATGATACGCCTCTAGTTGCAGATTTGAAATACATGGATATAATTCTGAGGCCTGGTACGATGATAATCTTTCCCGCGCATTTTATTGTGAGTATGAAACCGGCCGGTGACGAGTTTACAGCGGCTGCCATACTTGAGTATCATGAACCAATAAGTCTTCTTGCAAAATCACTTACATAAAATTGAGGTTTATACTAGCATCCTATAGAATATAGGAATGTCATCTGAAACTGAGGACGACATTGAGTATGAGTCTCCTTCAGAGCTGCTGGAGGTATTAAAGGTGCAAGTATTGCAGCTTGACACGATTACGCAAAGCATAGACAAGGGTCTTCTCGATTTATTCTACAGGGTGAAGTGTGAGACCACGGATTGGATGACGGAGCCATTGAGGCCCGAAACGAAGATTTTAGCGTGGTGTCGAAAGAATAATCTTCCTGACACGCCGAATGTCGACACATTTATTGACGCATGTTTTGCTAATGCGACATCGATTGATTTAGAGACACGGATGTTGACGTTTACGAAGGAGGATGCAATTGCACTCTGGAATGGGGAGCAGAGGGTGTCAATCTTTGAGATTATTGCGAGTATGCCGAGGTTGTTCAAGTGAATATGCCACCACTGCTACGGTAGTTTTTTTAACTAAAGATACTAATCATTAGTTAGATGAAAAGTGTACATACGACCCCGAGGGTAAAACGGGGTAGGAGAAAATCAGGTGGACAGCAGGGTGGTACAACTGCTGCATATGTTGTATCGACTCTTGCTGGAAATGGCTCTGGAAACTGGATAGAGGGTACGGGGACGGCAGCAGCTATACACAGTCCTCGTTCGATTGCAGTAACACCTTCTGGTTCGATAGTGATTGCGGAATCGAATTCATCTGCGATTCGTTTAGTGACACAGGCAGGTGTAACATCGACTTTGGCGGGTCCAAAGCAGATTTCATCGCTAGGGTCACAGGATGGGCAAGGAAGGAATGCATCTTTTTATCAGGCGAATGCGATGACGTGTGCTCCTGACGGGACGATATATACTGCAGATTCTTCGTATCATTTGATTCGCAGGATTACGCCTGATGGAACGGCGACGACTATTGCAGGGACTGGGGGTCAGAATAATACGGATGGTGTGGGTCGTTCTGCCTCATTTAATAGGCCGCAGGCAGTTTGTATAAATCCAGAAGGTAATATTCTGTATGTTGGAGATACGGACAATCAAATGGTGCGTCAAATAAGTATTCCAAGCTACGCTGTCACTACGTTCTGTACACAAGTGCAGGCCATGGGTATTGCGGTTGGTCGTAACGGAATAGTGTATATTAGCTCGAATGACCATCGTATATATAGTTTACCAGTTGGGAGTGGTGGGCGGACTGTAAGGCCACCGGTATTTGTTGGAAATGGTAGTCAGGGATATTCGGATGGGCAGGGGACGGGCTGCGCGTTTAATCAGCC